TAGTTTTTGTGGGTCATCGGTTCGCCGTTGATAGTAGCGTACTTGCTCGCGGCAGACTTGTGATACTTGTAGATGAAGTCGGTCCATTCGTACCTGCTCCAATCCAAGTCAAGTTTCGGGAGAAGCAGGTTTCTGAACAGTTCATAGACAACAGCCTTCTCGTGGTTCTTGTTGATTGCGTCGGAGTAGTCAAGACCACGGCCATCAAGCAGTTTGCCGTCTGCATCGAAGATTCCGTAGTTGTTCACATCGCGGAAGTACGCCTGTTCCATAAACTCTTCTTCAAAGAGCATATCATATTTTTCAAGCATCTGGTCGCACTTCTTGCGGAGTGCGATGGCGTTTTCCTCTCCGACCACGAACACGGAGTCGGTGTTGATTTCGATAACATCGTCCCAGTTCGGACAGGCGAGGGCGAGTTCTGTCACGACGAGTTGACCGATAAAGCACATCGCTTCTCCAGCAGCAGGGTCGAAGGCAACAGAGCCACCGCCACGGATTCTGAACCCACCGGACAGGGAGTTGAGAACCACCTTCAGAGCAGCGTCAATGTCTGCGTGATATTCGGGAGTGCCCTTCTTGTTCTTCATAGCGAAGCGGGCTTGCATAGTGTTGGACCAGTTCTCCAAGGCTTGCGGGGTCTTCAGCAGACTCCAATGCCTGATAACACGAGGATATTCGGACTGCACATCAAAGCAGAAAATCTTTTTGTGATGGCCCTTCTTGATGTAGTGACAGCCGCCCTTTCCGAACTGGATTCCCTTGTAGCAACACTTCTCGGCGAGTTCCTTCTTGCCTTTTGCCGTCATCGGAGACGACTTCGCGAGGAGTCGGAAGATATTCTTGACTTCATCGGGCACATCAAATTCGTCTAACTTGAACAACTCCAGCGGGTCCATTGTGCGCGGTGCGATTGGAGTGTTGGTCTGGTAGATGATGCCTGCAGAAAGTGCCTGCGTGGTTCGGTCAAATTTCATAACCAAGTTTTCGGGCCACATCTTCATCACTTCAATTCGTGATGGGAGTGTGTAATACTTTGACTTCTTCTTGCCGGAGCCAAATCGCCAGAACACCTGACCCAATGCCCAACAGTCGTGGAAGCAGTATTCGAGAATTTCCTGCTTCATTTCGGGAGTGAGTTTTGCATAAGGACTATACGGGAGTTCCTTGATGGGGAGATTGCAATACATTTCCCACTGCTTCAAGGACTTGCCAAGCAAGCAGTTGTTCAACATATCGAAATGCTTCTGCGACCACTCCTTGACATTGTGACGGATGATCGGCAGTGCGTGGTTGTTGTCGTCGTACCCGATAATCTGTTCACCGTCAGCGTGGATGTACTGCTGGTGGGTCTGTCCCATCTTCGCAACATCGTGCTTGACTTTGGCCAGAATCGGAAGGTCAAAGCGACTTCCGTTGTAAGAGACAATGAAATCCGACTTCCCGAAAGCGTCCACGATGTCAGCGACATTCGTCCCGTCCACTACCCCACTCGGCGATGCGATAGTGCTCTTTCGCCAGAGTTCTTTTTCTGTGTCGTAATCACAGCAGATTGCACAGAAGCAGAAGAACTCTGCATAAGTTTCTATATCGAAGAATGTTATATTCATTTGAGCCCCTAAATGTTGGTTTTTAGGCCTTAATTAGTAATCATTTTAGCCCCATATAGACCGCTAAAAATTGCGACCTATACAAAACAAGCCCCCAATTTATAGGGGCTCAAAATGCGCATATAAACTAAAAGTTATTGGGTATCAACTCCCATAGCATATATCTGCAATTTGTGGAGACTGGATGTTCCGAACTCAATCAAGAACGAGTTTCCACTGCCGAGGTTTCGCCACTCAATCACTTTGTTATTGTGACCTGCCAGACCGAGTTTTCTATACCTACGCTGACTGAACGACATCCCTCTGTTCGTGGAGATGGCGGCATACATTTCGAGGTTTTGCATAACTGGGTCCGGCACCGGTTGGGCGTTCGGAGTAGGCCGATAGAGGTGTACATCCCTGTCAGTCTTTCCCGTGTCCATAATCAGGTAGAACCGACGGAAGATTACCCGCTTGGGGAACTGCACGAAGCCGTCCCTGATGTAGCGGTTGTAGCGAACACCGCCAGTGGTGCGCAACTCCTCATCGAACTTGGTGATTCGCCCAGTGTCGGTGATTGCGTAATCTCTGACGATGGAGTTCCTGATGTGGTAAGTGGCGTTGGCGGGGTTATCCCAACTACTCCAGCGGCCATCCCTGAACAAGAACCCACTGCAATCCTCGTTTCTCACGAACAGATAGTTTTCGTGGCGTTGCGTGATAATCTGAAGGTCGAGTGGCCGTCCAAGTCTGCGTTCGATTTCTTTGTTCGACAGTTTCTGGAACTGCGGAGAGAACGCGGCGATGAACTCGTCGTTCATAGCGTCAGACGCGATGAAGTACAGCACGCCTTCAAAGATGAGAGGGTTGCGCCCGCCGAAGTGAATCACCTGTGTCGTGTTCGGTTGGATAGGCGAGTCTTCGTTTCCGGTGCGACCCCACACTTCGATGGAGTGGTCATTGAAGAAATACAACTGGCCCGCATAACTGGCCACATCTATGAGGTTGTCGGCGTTGTTCGTACTGGAGTACCAGTTGTACCAAAGGTCGATACCGTCGTCAGGATTGAGCGGGTGCTTTCCTGTGTCGCGGAAGTACCAACCGGGGTCAGTCCGGGTGATCCATACTGTGTTCTTCGACTTGTTGCACCCGACAAGTTTGTTGTCAAACCAGCAGATGCTTGCGATGTAGTCGTTCTTCTCTTCCCAGCCGCTGATGTTGGCTGAACCCGAGATACCGGCGATGCTGTCCTGAAGATTGAACTCGCCATCCACAGTGTCGCCGCTTGCGATACTACCGCCGTTGCTGTCGTCACCGATTACCATTTCGGGGAGATACATCATATTCACGATGAACGGGTCACGCTCCGGTCTCGTAGTGTTGTTGACCGTAGTGTTCCACATATAGATGTACTTTCCGTCACAGCAGAAGACGATACTCGGCTTGATGGACGATTCGCAGAATGTGACGCGCCCTGTCTGCTTCCAAGTATTGAAGTTCGTCTTTTCGCCGTTCAGATACCACTGCATCGGTGTGAGCGGGCCGATGGTATCTGTTTCCGGCGTGTACTGCGCCATATAGATAGCGTTGCCATAGACGATGTAGATTTTGTTCGTAGAGTCAATGAAGGTTCCGCGAACCTCGCTCCCCGCTTCCAGTACAATGCCACTGTCGATGAGAGCGTCACCTATACGGTCCACGCAAGTTTCGCCGAGCGGGAGCATATTGACATAATCTGACACTGCCAGACCATCGTGATATTCTACGATTCCATTGAAATTACCCATAGTAGCCTCCACCGTAAGCAGCCGGAGCAGTTCTGGAGCCGTGGCCCCTGCGCAGGTAGTGGAAGATTCTCCGTTCAATATCCTGCGGATGCTCGCGCTTTACCTTGTTCTTAATGATATTGCTGTACGACGCAGTGGATTCGACTCGCATATCGTTCTTCGTGTCGATTCCGTATTCATAGGCCATTCTCCAAGCCAGCATATTTATCAAGAAACTGCGGAACTTCAGTGGAGCGATGATTTCACCTTCCCACGGGTTCGGTTCTTGGAACGAGTTGATGACTTTCACCGGAACAGGGAGCACCACGAGAACAGGCGCGGAGCCGTACACTCTGTTGAGGATAATCGTCATTCGCGTTATGTTGTCTTCAAGAGTGTAAACAAGGTTCGCACCCCTGAACTCGGAGGAGACCATTTCACCGTGATGTAGATACTTCAGCGGAGCACCGTCACTTGCGCGGTACAGTTCGTCAACGTATGCGGGATAGAACGGGACATTGTACCTCCAGTCAAGAAGTTCATCGTCCACATCCGCACTGTTGGAACTCGGCTTCGAAATGCAGACAAGTTTCCAGTCGGAAGTCCACACATAGATTTCGCGATATTCGCCGAACTGCGTGGTGGGCCACTTGTCGGTGCGCGTCCCGATGGTGGTCGGCATACCCGGAGTGGCGTACCCGAGTTGGTACAGTAATTGTCTGATGTTCGGATAGAAGTAAGCGTCAATGCCCATACCGGCATTTACATAGTGCTCCTTCTTGCGGAGTTCATCATAAGTTTCGGACACACTCCCTGCGATGAAGTGTTCGTAATCGAGCGGTGTGGTGATCAAGTCGATTCGACCGTTCTTCGGTGTGAACGGGATGACAACTTCTGACACATCCACGGCACGGTCGCAGTTGAGGTCCACAATGATTTCGTTGCGGAGAACATCGGACGCACGCTGTTGAATATCCTCCGGCACCTCGTCGGGGTTGAAGTTGCTAACCACGCCGGACTTCATCACGGCTCTATTTATTATATCCATTACCTGCATAAGACGGCCTCCCATAACTCGGTCGGTTAAAGTGTTGCTGTTTGTTCTCGGTCAGGCTTCTGTTGGTGGGCAAACGCGACAGCCAGTTGATTCCCTGCACCACGGAGTCCACGATGTCGTCGTGCTTGCCGTGCGGGAATTGCGTGAACTGTCCCTGAATTTCGCCCCACACCAGTCCTCTCACGGAGAATGTGATGTTGCCAGCATCGAAAAGATACTTAATTCCGATAGCGCGTTCCACCTTGTCCTTTGTCGGATTCACTTCAAGAATACCGCTCATTTCCTTTCGGAGAATCTGGATGGCAGCATTTCCGTTGGCTCGTGCTTCTATGAGCACTGGCACATTAGAACCCCAGCGCGAACGCACTTCCTTAATCTTGTTCACAAGTACGGTGATGTCGGCACGGAAGTTGATAACATCGAGGATGTAGTAGTTCACTCCCATCATATCGCGACCACATACTGCGATTGCATTGAAGTCGTTTCCGATGTCGCCCTTGCCAGCCGCGTCAACACTGATGCACAGACGCATAGTGGTCGATGCGGGTCTGCTGTGCGAGAACACAAGTTTGTTCTTGTCAAACAACTTGCCCACATCGTCAAGCGGAACTTGAAGATACTGCGCGTTGTAGGTGAAGGGGTCACTCTTGTAAGTGTTGATTTCGGACAACGGGAGTCGTTCCGGGCAGAGGCTTTCGCCGTCTTCCTTGATGGCAGGGAACTTGTACTGAATCCACTTGTCCTCGGTGTCCTGAAGAAGACAGCCAGTCAAATCCTGACTCGCCACTCTTTGCTGGATAACCAGGATGGGCACATCTGGAAGGTTAATACGGTTGCGTATCGTGGACTTGAAGATTTGCCATCTGCGGTTCAGCATAGCCGCGCTCGTTCTGTCGGCAGGCTTGTTCGGGTCATCAAGAATCAGCAGTGTAGAGCAACCGGCACCGGTCACTGCGGCGTTTGTGCTTCGGGCGATGATGGTTCCGTTTGCCTTATTCACCCATTCCAGTTTTCCGTTCATCTGGTGGATAGGGAGAAGTTCCGGCATATCGAACCTCTTCGCCAACCAGATTAACAAGTCCTTTATTCGTCTGTTATTACGGCTAACCAACTTCTCATCAAACGAGCAATAGAGCACAGAACTCGATGGATCCTTCAGGAACCGCCAAGCGATGTAGTACACACTGATGTCGGTCTTTCCTATGCGCGGAGGGGCGTTGATGATTACGCGCTTTTCCTCCGGCAGTCGCAAGAAAATTCCGGCAAGCGTCTTGTGGAACTCATAGAAGATAAACTCCTTCTTGAAGATGTGGGCGTGACAGTACGCCACAAAGAAGAAGAAGTTTTCTATGCACAGTTGCTTTTCTACTTGGGTTTGGGTCATTCTCTATCCACCAAAGTGATTGTCGTTGGTTCTGCGTTTCCAGTACGCAACATAGAGTAGGTGTAGGTCGTCGGGTAGATGAAGAAGAACTCGTCATCGTTCTGCGTAGGCTGAATGTAGTCGAGTTCAATTTCCTTATGCCCGCCGTCCTTCGTACCGATGTACAGTTCACAGTGATTCTGTTCGCCGTCCTTCGTGATGAAAGCCTTGACATCGACCTTGAACTGAACCGTCTGCGCCACACCTTGCAGTGCCGGAGCGTCAATGTACGCATAGGAAGCGTGGTCGTCATTGTACCCGCCGAAGTTGATACCGAACTTCTCACGGAGTACAGCAGGGTTGAACACGAGCGTGGTGGCGAGGCCCTTCATTTGACCGTAGGTTATATTCCAGTTGGCAGTGCCAGATGCTTCGGCAACCGCTGTGGGATAAGCCTTCGTTTCGCTGATGGCATAGAGCAGACCAGCGGAGTTGCGCACTGTGAAATTACAGGAATCATTCGCCGGACATACCGCCCACAGTTGAGCCGCTTGGTCTTGGTCGTTCATCAGCCTGAACCAAATCGGCTGACCGCTAGTGTTCTGCACATTGAAGCGGACTGTATGCAAATCCTGCGTGGTGAAGTGCAGTTCGGAAATACCGCCGTTGCCAGTGTTGGTAATCGTCACAAGGTCGCACTTTCTCGGTACAGCAATTTTCGCAGTCCCGCTCGTCTTCACTGCGGTATGAGTCGGGCCGACCTTGGCATCGTTGTCAAGTGCCATCGGTGCATTGTCCAGCGTGAACCCACCTTCGCCGACAAAGATTTCGCAGAAGGTTGCCGGATAGAGGATGCACAGCGGGATGTTCGCGTCCGTCTCATAGAACACTGCAGGGAGCGAAGCACCGTCATTCTCGGAGGCGTTCTGGAACCAGAGTCGGATTGTGCGGGATTTCGTCAGGTTGTTGCCCACAAGTTTGATGGGGATTTCTCTTGGGTACGGCTGGATGCCCGCGAAGTTGAGTTCCTTGGCTACGATGCGCAGAACATTCGGAGTCCTGTCATTCAGTTCGACAGTGTAGAAGCCGCCAACAGGAGCACCGGTGATTTCAACACTCGTGCCGTTGTTGGATGCGTCAAGGCCAAAGTCCCAGTCTTCCAGTTTGTCGTCTTCAATCCATTCGCCCGTGTTCTGGTCAACCAAGAAGAACAGGCCCATATTCATCGTTCCAGTCGGAGCAATACTACCGATTGTCTTCCCGCTTTCGTTGATAAGTGTGAGTCGCATTTCGGTCTGGTTGTAAACGAGGCAGTGCTGTGCGTAGCGGTGCCGTCCGTTGACGACTGCCGTTTTCACCGTCACATAGACAGGCTCGTGGGTTTCAGGCTTTGTGCCGTTCCACTGGAGCACGAGCGTCTTGGTGTATTCCTCGACAGTCACATTCTTGTTCATCGGGCCAATCAAGGTGACTTGTTCGGTTTCCTTCCATTCGTTGAACGGAGGAACTTCGGCGAGGTCGGAGAGTGGAAGTTTGGTATTGGATGGAGTGTTCGCGCTGTGAAGCACGAGTCGCCAATGCCCGCCGAACTGAACATACTCGCGGCCCTCTTCCCACTGGGAGCGGTCATCTACAATTTTGCCGAGAAGTTTGCCGTCATTCACGACGGTATCGGAGTCGGAACGAACGATCCAACTTGTCCGAGCACCGTCACCGAGCGTCACAGTGATGTACGCATCTTCCTTGACGAACACGCCATCGGTGTAAAGGTTTCCACTGCGGTCGCACAGATAGCCACGGGCATTGGTGAATACCTCGAAACCGAGTTCTTCGGAATCCGGCTGATGACCGGAGTAGAACTTAATCGGGGTGGTGTCACCGCTCTGGACAGTCTTCGCGGTTATAGTGGCGTTGTTGTACGGCAGTCTGTGAGTGTCGTGGATGGAAAGAAAGTTGCTCATAGTTTAGTCCTCGTATTCCATTTGTTTTGCTCTCGGGCCGAAGGTGTCACTCCAGTCGGGGAGACCATAGGGAACAAAGTTGCTCATAATGTTAGCATTATTCACGAGCCCCTGCGTACCGACAGTGCGGAGACCCATACCGGCGATGACCTCGGGGCGAGTGTAGCCTTGGTAGTCACGCTGCTTGTGCAGGGAAGCCTTACTCTTGACATTCATATTGGAACGCTCGATAGACTTCTTGATTCCCTTTTCAAGTGATTTCGTCTGCTTCTTCGTTCCGGGCTGGAAGTTGCCGCTTGCGTCCTTCGTACCATACTTTGTTCTGGTCTTCAGGAGTGCGGCTTCCGCATCATTGGCGAGGGATTTACCGTTGTCACCCAGACGCTGGTTGCCCTGCGCGATGGCAGTCTTCGCGGCGTATTCGTCTGCGTTGCGCACAGTCGGTTTGCCAGAGAACAGATAGCCCTTGTCGCTACCGGCAGTCTGTGCATCCTTCATCAGAAGTTTCAGACCTTCTAACTGTTCTTCGCTGAACGGTTTCTGATTGCCAGTACCCTTGAAGAAGTCAGCGTTATACCTGATGTAGTCGTTTGCGAATCTCGGGTCGTTCGCCTTTTCGTAGAGCAGTGCCTTGCCCTTCACAGTCGGTTCAGTGGCATAGACTTCACGCAAATGTTTTGGTGTAGTAGTACCCTTTTCAGCAAGTCCGGTTGTCCGTTCAGGTACGGAGCGTTCTCCGATTTTGAAGGTCGGTCCATATTCCTTCAGCAAGTCCTTTTCCCAGATGCCCTCGTCAGCACCCGAAAGTCTGCGGGCACCATCATAGGCACGGGTCTTGTCAGCGGCCATACCCTTGATTGCTGTACCGCCCCTGACGGCAGGAACATCACGGAAGGGGGCCCTTATCACGAAAGCGTCGCCTGCTCGGTCAGTCAACAGCATAGGCGGGAACGATTCAGTCTGGATTGCCTCGTTCTGTCCGAACTTGTCGTGATACTTCTTGATGGGTTGCTTGACAAATTCAGGTTTCGCATCCGCGCCACTGATGTGAGTGACTTCCTCGGCAGTGACCGTGCCGGGTTCCTTACCGACATCCTTCAGTTTACGCTTCTTGAACAGTCCGAACATATCGGCGATGTCAGAGTGGTCAACCACACTCGGATTATCCGGTGCGATTTCAGAACGGAGTTTGAACGCATTGTCCGAGACCTTACCGCCACGGAGAAGCTGGGTGCTCAACAGGTTGTTGAAACCACCGAGCGCACTTTCGAAGGCGAGGTCACGGGTGTCGAACGGTGCTCTGGAAGTTCCCACGCCGGTCGCCTTGTCGAACACTGGGTCGAGTCCGTGCTTGTACAGATAACCGCCTGCACCGACTCCTGCACCAGTGGCGGCTCGCGTTCCCGCTCGTGCACCGATACCTGCCAAACCACCAGTGAGTGCCCTACCAGCACCGATACCAGTGCGGAGAGCCGCTTGCGTGGTGAGCCATTCCGGTCCCAAGATGTAGCCCGCGTTCAGAAGTGCATCGGCACCACCTCGGGCGAGGCGTTCACCGACACCGGTCTTATAGTTCAGTTCAGGGTCAGCCATCACTCTCGTACTGATTGGAGCGAAGGTGTTGCCAAGAGCGACCAAAGCCCTGTTCGGTTTATCGAACTCGGATTTTTCACGCTGGCGGTCGTACAGACGCTTCATCGCAGTGCTGTCGTTCGGGTCATAAGTGTAATCGTCATCTGCAAGAAGATGGCGCATAGCGTTTTCGTAGGCCGGTTCACCGCTCTCCAAGTCTTCCTTCAACAGTCGGAGGATTTCTGCGTTGGCGATGTCTCGGAACAGTTGTTCTTCACCGTAGCCCAAATCCTGAAGTGCTTGCATATACTCGTCGGTAGTCTGATACCAACGCTTGCCTTGTGCTTCCGCTTCCTCACGGGTCATCGGGAGAAGACGCAGTTCGGATTTGTCCCTGTCGTTCATCCAGTGGATCACTTCGGGAACCATAAGCGAGAACTTTTCGGGGTCGTTCATCTGCAGGAGTTCGCCCTGCGGTGTCATCGTCAGTTCGCCATCTTGACCAAGGTCGAACAGGTCTGGGTGTGGATTGTTCGGAACAAAGATGTCTTCAGCCCAGCCGGTGTTCTTGTCCCACTTGTCCTGATTGTACAGGTCGAGACGGGCCTTGGCGATTGCTTCGGCGATAGGTCTCACCCACGGAGAGTTGTTTGCTTCACGCTGGATGTTCGCGAATGTCTTCAGCGAGTGCTTGGCCTTCAGCGGTTTCTGTTCCCTTACCGATGCGGCAGGTGCTTCGGGTTTGCGTCTGCGGTGACGATTGGTTCTGTAAGTGTATTCGCTCATTTTCCGCTCCATTTCTTAATCTTGCCATTATCGGAGTAATACCACACTCCGTCAACAGCCCACGCATTTTTCTTTTCGAGTCCTTTCGGTTTCTTGGGCACGCCGACAGTAGGCGTAGCACCGGCCACACCACCGCGCACTTCGACACCACCGAGTCCGTCATCAGTGTCGCCCGCCATAGATGGCATTGTCAGGGAGGCGTTCCTGATTACTGGGTTCGTCCGGTCGTTGGCTTGCCATTCTGCGAGTTTGGAAGACAGTTCCTTGGTCGGAGTGTGACCGTCGTAGTCCCAGCCTTGGTACAGGCCACCACGCTTGATGAGTCGGCTGTATGCGTCCTTGTTAATGTTCATCTGGTCAACGGCAGAATCCCAGACCATCTTTCGGTCCACATTTGCGTTCTTCATCACATAGTCATCGAACGCATCTTTACCGGCCTTGTAGGATTCCAGCGCAGTAGCCAAGTCGATAGGCAGGTCGAGATTGTTGCCTGCGAGGTCAGTCCTCACAAGTTCAATCAACT